GTTCCCTCTTGCGCCCTCGTTACAGTCAGAGTATCGGTTGAACGCGCCGTAACTCTCACTATTTCCCGATTGGCGTCGTCTGCTGGATCGCGATAATCCGTCCAGTTAAACCAAACAACGTTAAAAGCGCCGGCAGTTGCAGGATCGGGGAGTTTCGCTCCCTCACTAGCCGCCAAAACAACCGTTGTGGCGGCGTCGTCATAGCCGGTGGAAACTTCAACTTTTCCAAAATTTATTGCTGGATCAAGTGCCATTTATTTTATCTTACGAATTAAGAGCTAACTGCAAACTTATAGGTAATCTGCAATGAATCGCCCGAAGTAACATTTACCGCCGAAAAAACTTGTCGTCCAAGCATTGATCCGGCAGAAGCAGCGTTAAACGCTCCGCACTCGGTAACGGCTTTTGTTCCGCTAACCGACCAAGTTTTAGTGAGTTGCAAGGTGTCATTGGTGGTAGTTGTGGTAACTTGGGAAACTGTCGCTGCCGCCCGTTCCAGTCCGGAATCAGTAATGGCTGTTTCCAAAGCAGTATTGGCTGCGTCGGCTGCCGTTGTTCCAACTCCTACTTCAAGATAAGTTACGGCTGCCGGAGTGCTGACCGCACCCAGCAATGCTGACGCCAACGCCTTGCCAGCCGTTGTAATTAGATTCTTGACTACCATTTTATCGGCATACTTACCGGTAATAAACGGTATTCTTATTTCCCTCCCGCTTTTGCGCAAGATTTTACCCAGCGCGTTCTCGTTCCAAAGTAACTTGGAAACTCCGTTTTTGCCGATCAGGGAAAATGTCATTTCGCCGGTCAGCCCCATTGCTTCATTTCGCATAGTTTTATTTAGTTATTTATTTAATTGTAAATTATTCAATTGTTCGCTGTTTTTCTGGAAAATAGATTTTTTCTGTTCTATTGCGATATGTCCTTGCGCTATATCATAGATTATCAGGAACAAGAACAGAGAAATTATTACCAGTAAAAACAATCTTAATTGATTTTTACTAATAAATTTCAAGTTAATGATTAGGAGAGAGGGCTACGACCTTGTGGGTTTTCGCCCTCCCTTTTAGCCCTTTTTGGGGGCTTTTTTGGCATTTTTTGCCAATGCGAGTTCTCGCATACAGGCGTTACAGATTCCGTGTGTTTCCTCGTCCGTTTCCGGACAAAGGGTATTACCGTTGCCATAGCACCAGCAATCAGCACAGAAGCGTGCCACTCCGTCTATCACGCAACCAAATGTCGGTTGCGGACAGGTCTTGATGATGCACTTGCGGATTAGAGTTTTCATTACTTCCTCCTTTTTTCTTTGTGGGCTGGATTCATTGAGCATTTTTTAAGTGCTGGTCAAGAATAGTCGCTGTTTCAGTCAGTTTCCTGACAATCTCAGCGTGCGCACTATTGTTTTCTACAATCCCTCTTTCCTGGGATGCGGTTATTTTAATCATTTCCTGTTCTATGGTATGTAGGTGGTTGTTTTGAATTATGTCTAGTTGCTGTCCCTGCAACTTAATTGGAATAACAATATAATTAACCACCGCAATCACTATCGCAACAATAGAAACCAAGATTGTAAGTTCGTGTTCAAAAACTTTGCGAATTAAGCCGGTCTTATTTTTCATATTATTCCTGCTCCGGTGCAAACTTCTGTGCGACGTTCGCCCCAGCGAATAGTCCAAACACCCAAGTTACGCCGCTTATTAGCTGTTCGTAACTTATCTTGCCAAATATCGCTAGGAAAAAAAATCCTATTGTGAGTGTAACGGCTAAAATAAACTTACGTCCTCCCTGATCATTTATGAAATCTCGCATTTTTGTTTTTTTAATAATTAACCGAATAGAATTTTTAATGTTATCTGTGCAAACACAACCGTAAGCGCGCCCAAGAGAAACCAAACGGCTTTTTGATAATCCTCGTAAATCTGTAATGGGTGAAACTTGGCGCGTTTTTCGGCGGGTGTTAGTTTTTTTTTGCCCACTTTATTAAATTAAGTTGATTAAGCTGCTTCAACCAGTCCGTCGCTGGACAATGGTCGCCAAAAGCAATAATAGATTATTGATCCGGAAGTAATGTTAGCGGTAGCGACTGTCTGAATAACGTCTTGTCCATTAGAAACTATCCGAGCCGCCCCGACTGTTTCCAATTCAACCAAAGCGTCCGGAGTGCTGTCGTGCCAAATTTCGTTAATGTCAATGTCGGTGGCGGTTGTTTGCGCTATCAAAGCGGCGGTATTGCCAGTAAAGCCAACCTCTAGTGTGGCGCTTGCTCCCGCTAAACTAGCCTTGCAAATTGCGATTACTCGCAACACCACGTCGCCAGTCACGGTAAAAAGCGTTGCCGGATTGCCTGTTCCGTCATAATCGCCAATATCGTTTGTCGTGCCTCCTGCAAAGGTAACCGTCTTGCTTTGCATTAGTCCGTCCTTGTCTTGCAAGGGAACATTGTTGCCATCCCTGCGCAATGCTTGTAAGATTTGTGCCATATTTTTTATTAGTTAATTACTCCGCGAGAGAGAGCAAGGTGGAGGAAACCTACGCCCTCTCGCAGAGTAATTACCCTGCGTATAACTAACGTATAAATTTGTCTTTTGCTGTTTGCCCTCTCTCGTCCTCCTGCGTGAAAAAGGTGCTGTCCGTTTCCACCAGTTCTTTCATTTTTTCCCATATCTTGCCCTTGTAGTCCGGAATCGTTTTGCGCGATTCCTCGCTTCTCACTTTTTCGTCCTTGATTTTCAGGATTCTGTTCCTGTTTTCGGCTCTGACCATTTTTTCCGCAAGATGTTTGGCTAGGTGAACTGCCACGTATAGCGGAAATTGTTTGCTTTCGCCGGCTGGAATCGTGAGATCCTTGCCGCCGTAAGCGTGGGTGAAATCCTCGTCAAGAGGATTTGTTATTACTCCAACTTCTAGCGGATCAATGTCCGGTGGAACTTGGTTGATGTCAACGGTGTTTTCTACTGACATATTTTTATTTAATGTTTAATGATTAGTTATTTAAAACTTGACTAACTCTACTAATGAGGTGTTGGGAATCTTTGTGAATCCGGCAAACGCTCCTTGTTTTTCTCTGAACTCGTCAACTGCCCTTATCACTCCCTCAAACTCCGGTATATAGTCGTGGAATATCATACGCCCGCCACCACCTAATTTTTCCCAGTAAGCCTCTATATCTTTCTTGACGTAAGCGTAATCGTGGTTAGCGTCTATGAAAATCAGGTCTGCTTTGCCGTCCGGAAAGTTATTTGCCATTTCTACGGAATCGCCCTCCAGCCATTGAACGTGTTTAAGCCCTGCCACGTTTTGCTGAAAGCCCTCAAATACCTGTTTGTCTTTCCAGCTATCTACACAAATCAACCGGCGCGAATTGGATAAAGCTATTGTGCTGCGTCCGTAATGAGATCCTACTTCTATTGTGAAATTACTATCGGCTGACGTTTCGGCTAAATAATGCAGTTCCTTTAACTTGCACCAGCCCTCTATTTTATCAGCCTTTTCCACTAATTCAGTAATGTGTTTTTGGTAGTAATTATCGTAAGTCTTTCCGGTAACCATAACCTTGTCGCCTAAATGCCCAACTTCTACTCTTGGATCAAGCCATACGTCGTAACCTGCGCCGTGAACTTGATTACAAAACCATATATCCTCTCCGTGTCCACCGCGTATATCAAATAGTGGAGCATTAAGTTTTTTGGCGTTTTCTATCACTTCTCTCTTGACTAACATAAACCCCATACCAGTTGAGTGAATTTTTATTGGCTTTCCGTCATTATTTCGGTATAAATCAGGTCGGCGTTCTGTGCCGCGTCCGTCCTCTCGCCTGATCATAATAATCGGCTCAAACGGCTCGGCTCTCCTAAAATACAGTCCGGACACTAGCGGTAGGTCGTGTTCCAGTAACAGGTTTAAGTCGTTCTCGCGCGGGATATTGTCGTCATCCAGCCATAGGATATGCGTGCAGTCGGTCTGTAAAAAGGCTTCGGCTAACTCTGTTCTTGCTCGGTGGTGCATTTTTCGGTAGGTCGTTGCCATAGCGATTTTGCACTTCGGATATTTTTCTTTGGTTTTAAGGATCATTGCTACGAGAGAGTGTGCGTATTGCATAGGTACATCGCCCATAGTTGGGGTTGCTATCAAAATTGATAGCGGTTTTTTTTCCTCCATATTTTATGTTTAATAATTACCTCGTTCCAGCCTCCAGTATCAAAGAGGCTGGTAACCGGATAACTATTAAGATCCAGCTATGATAACTCTGTCGCCAAGCAACTGAACGCTTTTTACAACGTCAGCGTCGGTGGTATAAGCCTCATTAGCGATAGCGATTGAATTGACTGACCTTACGGTGCTGTCATAAATCAGATTGTCTGCTCCGTTTATCATTTCCAAATAATCGTCTTTGGCAATGTCGGTAGCTCCGTTGCAGAGGACGTCGCAAATACCTTTTGTCTGTCCCCAAGCAAACGCAGCAGCAGATCCGATAAGTGACGGACACACTACAATTTCCTGATACACGGCAAGAGTAGCCGCAGCCACCCCCTTGACCATTACCTCCTCGTCGCCGTCATAGGTAACTACCATAGGCGTTCCGGCAGCAGTAGAGGCGGGAAATTGGCAATAAATGAACTCATTTACTCCAACTTTCTTGCGCGCACCTTGCATACCTTTTCCGGTAACGTCAACTTCCGCGTATCCTGTTAATTCTCCTGACATAACTTTTTATTTTTAACTAATTAAGTTCTAATGACCGACTACAAACATTTTCCAAGTTTTTGTAGCAGTCGGATCTTGTGTCGCAAGAGTAATCGTTCCGGCAGAAGCGGAACAATTTATGATTTTGGCTGCGTCAACATATTGAGCGCTGGCAAAATCTACTGCTGACAATCCGGTTGCGATAGTTCCAGTAGTATCACCACTGGCATAAGTGCCAGTAACAACCAGAATTACCTTGTTTCCAAAAACTGTTCGTATTCGGCTTGATTCTGAAATAGCCATAATTTTACACTTTGGATTTATTGATTAAGGCTATGTTAATCTACGACCTAATGATTAACACACGCTAACTAGGCAGTTACGCCAGTTAAACGACCACTTCGGCGTGGATTTGAGTTGACCAACTGACCATACCAAAATATGAATCCAACTTGTCCGTCCTGATTTACCGGATCTCGCAAAGGAGTAACGGCAAAACCTTTCGCGTCTGTTGGGAATTTGGGGTGCTTCATATAGTAGAGTTTCAGGTATTTCTCGTTAATGAAATACATATCGCCAGTTGTGCAATACTCGTCAGCGATAATGGGAACACCCCTGAAAGACAGAGCTTTCATACCGCCGTCGACTGAATTATATCCGGATGCTTCACTTTGGAATCTAACTTGCGGCTGTAAGAGGGCTTCATAAGCCGTCCACAGGAGTTCCGTAGTTACAATTATGCTTGGTGCGTCTTGTCCGGACTTGCAAGAATCATACATTGTCGCCAAGTCAGAAAGCATAAGGCTTCCGACAGAGGCAGTATAATTTCCTTTAAACCAAGTATAAGTTCCGAGAACTATGTCGCCATAATTCGCGGCGGCTGTTCCGTCGTTACCAACGGCTGCCTTGAAACCGGTCAGGTCTTTTGATCCGTTGCCAGTTCCGTCAGAGAAAAGCTGGGTGCAGAACTTGTCTGTTAGGCTTTCTCTTGCTTCCTCCATTTCAGTATCCATAAGATCGGCTACTGCTTCGCCTCCGTTTTTAGCCAATTCAATGTTAGACAGAACTATCGGCTGATAGATTTGTTTTACAGAGAATTTAGCCCTCGTCCTTGTTTGTTCCTGACCTGTTGATAACACGTCAAGACCGGAATAAGAGCCTCCTTGTGAGTTATGTCGGTATTTAACTGGAATTTCCAGCGTAGTTCCGCCGTTCCACAACTTTATGGAACTCCATAATCTACCAAGTATCGGGTGGTCTTTTCCGATTTGATCCTCTATCTTTGGCAATACCTTTTCGCGGGTAATGCTAGTTAGCTGATCCCAATCTCCAAATGCCATATAATTATGATATTAAAATTACTTAACTCCTCCCTCTCTGAACATTTGTGCAAAGGATTTGTTACCGTCAAACTTGGGGCTGTATGGACGTCCGGCAGTATTACCGGCAGACTTTCCACCAGCTTTGCCGTCCGCGTCAGCCTTGCGCTTGTCGTTATACGAAGCATCTTTATTCGCTTTGTCCTTTTCAAGTCCGTTCCAAATGAGGATAGCTTGTTTGAGGTTGCGACAGTCATATTCCTGCGCAATTTTTAGAATTGCCGATTTGTTATCAGCGAATCTTTTATCAGTTCGCTCATAAAACCGGATCTCACTCTGAACTTGTTGCAGTTCAGCTTTTTCCAATTCTTTCTCTTTGGCTTTCCGCAACTGGATAATCTTTTCCACTCGTTCATTTTCGTCTAGTCCTTCTAACTCGTCCTCCTCGTCTTTGGTCGGTTTGGAAGCGCGCAGCTCCGCTTTTAAACGCGTAATTTCAGACTGCGCCTCCTCACGATCCTCTCGCCAACCCTCTGTAAGTTTTTTTATTTGCTCGTCAGCAGCTTTCTGCATTTCGTCAGTAGTTTTGCCGTCTTGCTCGGAAGCCTTACCCTTGTCGGCAGGTGTTACTTCCTTATTGCCCTCCTCCGTTTTGGCTTTTTCAGCGTAACCGGATTCGTCAGGCAATTCTCCCACTATTTCAGGGATTTTTGGTTCACTCATTTTGTTAGTATTTAATGTTTATACGCAGTTGAGGTGGAAAAGAAGTTCACCCCAACTTGCCTATAAGCATTTTATTTTCGTTTTTGTTTTGCAGCTCTTAAACCCTTTAGGCTTTGCTCCATAGCATAATCAGAATCCCATATACGCTTTACTATTTCCTTTCCAGTTCTCCCCATAATCCTTGCTACATTGGCATATTCACTACCCTCTTTTTTGATTTTTTTCCAAGTATTGCTACTTAATTTTCTCCAGTCCATTATTTTTGAACATTAACAGTTACATTTGCCGCCGGCTTTTTGCTTTCAGTATTTTTCTTGGCTGGTTTCTTTCCTGTCTTGCCTGATTTCTCGCCAATAATCTGTTCCCTAGCTTGTCCGGCATAACCCTCTATCATATTCTTGGTCAGCGTAGCTTTATCTACTTCGGCGTGAGCGTTGAGCAAGTCCATATCCTCTTGCTCCATTTTCTTGTTCGGATCTTTGTAAAAGTCAAAGTGGAGTTTAACGTGTTCTTTGGTGACCAGTTCGCGCGGAGTAGGCGGGACTTTCTTGCCTCCTCCTGCTTGGAACGCCTGATTTTCGCTGTCAGCGCGTTCTATTGGGTTTTCGGTCATATCACCCTCATTACCCGCTTGATTTTGCATATCAGCCTGCATTTGCTCCGGATCAGTGTCAGAGATTAGCCCA